GGAGACGAAATCGAAATAGGAGTAATAGAACATTGGGAAAATGAAGCAGACGGACTAAAAGGAGATCAAGATGCTTTAAATGAGTTTTATAGACAATTCCCTAGAAATGAGCAACATGCATTCAGGGACGAAACAAAAAGCAGCATATTTAATCTTTCTAAAATATACGAGCAAATAGATTATAATGAAGGCATTGGATATTCAAGCGTTATAACGAAGGGCAACTTCCAATGGCAAAACGGAATAAGAGACAGTAAGGTTTTGTTTGTTCCCGACAACAATGGAAGGTTTAAGGTGTCGTGGGTACCAAGTATAAATTTACAAAACCATGTAATAGAAAAAAACGGAGTTAAATACCCAGGTAATGAACATATCGGAGCTTTTGGCTGTGATAGCTACGACATATCGGGAACTGTAGATAAAAGAGGTTCCAAGGGAGCGTTACACGGGTTGACTAAGTTTAATATGGATGATGCTCCAAGCAATTCTTTTTTTCTTGAATACGTAGCAAGGCCTCAAACAGCTGAAATTTTCTTTGAGGATGTTTTAATGGCATTAATATTTTATGGTATGCCAATACTTGCCGAGAATAATAAGCCTAGATTATTGTATTATATAAAAAGAAGGGGATATAGGGGTTTTTCAATGAATAGACCAGATAAAACCTTTACTAAGTTGTCTCCTGCGGAGAAAGAAATAGGTGGCATACCTAACTCTGGAGAAGATATAAAGCAAGCTCACGCTGCGGCTATAGAGAGTTATATAGATAAATATGTTGGACATGTTGGTGATGGGAATTACGGCACAATGTATTTTGATAGAACTCTTCAGGATTGGGCTGGATTTGACATAAACAATAGAACAAAGTACGACGCGGCCATAAGTTCTGGGTTAGCTATAATGGCCTGTAACAGGCATTTGTATAAACCAAATGACGATAAAAAAGTTAAAACACTTGATTTTAGCTTCAAAAAATACAATAACTCTGGAGCTTTTTCAAAAATACTACGATAAATGCAAAAAATACTACCAAAAGGTATATTCCCTTCGCAATCTGAAAGTGATTCTGTAAAGTCAAGCAAACAGTATGGTCTTGAAGTGGCTAAGGCGATAGAGGGAGAGTGGTTTAAAAAAGAAGGTGGAGCAACGAGATATCACGCTAATAGGGATAATTTTCATAAATTAAGACAATACGCCAGAGGCGAGCAATCTATACAAAAGTATAAAGACGAGTTGTCAATAAATGGAGATTTATCTTACTTAAACCTAGATTGGAAGCCTGTTCCTATTATACCTAAGTTTGTAGATATAGTTGTAAATGGCATAGAGAGTAGGCCTTATTCTGTTAGGGCTTACGCTCAAGACCCTTCTTCGATACAAGAAAAGACAAGATATATAAATGACGTCCTTAATGATATGTACGCTTATGACATTAAGGACAAGATTAAAAAGAGCCTTGGGGTAGATACCTTCAATACTCCTCAAGATAAAGTTCCAGGATCAGAGGAGGAGCTTCAATTGCACATACAATTAAACTACAAACAAAACATAGAGATAGCTGCTGAAGAGGCTATAGATAATGTATTTGACCATAATAAGTATGATCAGATACAAAATAGACTTGCATACGACTTAGTTACAATAGGCATTGCTGCACACAAAAATTCATTTAATACAGCAGAGGGTATAAAGATAGAGTATGTGGACCCTGCTGACTTAGTATACTCCTACACTGACTCTCCTTATTTCGATGATTTATACTACGTTGGCGAAATAAGAAAAACAACCATAACAGAACTCAAGAAGCAATACCCAAATCTTACGGATGAAGATATAAAAGAGATAGAGGGTACTGGATCTAATCATGAAAACTACAATAGGTCTTATTCTTATTCTGATGCTGAGGATAATAATAATGTGTATGTTCTTTATTTTGAATATAAAACATATAAAAATCAAGTTTACAAGATAAAGGAAACAGCAACTGGTGCTGATAAGATAATAAAAAAAGACGATACATTTAATCCTCCTAAAGACCAAAGATCTAGATTTGAAAAGGTAAATAGGTCTATAGAGGTTTTGTATACTGGAGCTAAGGTCATAGGAATGAATACTTTGCTTGAGTGGAAACTTGCAGAGAACATGACTAGGCCAAAATCTGATACCACTAAGGTTCAGATGTCCTACAACATTGTAGCTCCTAGGTATTATAAAGGTAAAATAGAATCTTTAGTCGGGAGAATGACTAGTTTCGCAGACATGATTCAATTGACCCATTTAAAATTACAGCAAGTATTATCTAGAATGGTTCCTGATGGAGTTTATCTTGACGCTGATGGTATTGCTGAAATAGATTTAGGAAACGGAACTTACTACAGTCCACAAGAGGCTTTAAACATGTACTTCCAGACTGGGTCTATCATAGGTAGGTCTATGACTCAGGATGGAGAGTTTAATCACTCTAGAACCCCAATCCAAGAGCTTCAAACTTCTGCTTCAAACGCCAAAATATCAAGTCTTATAAATTCCTACAATTACTACATGGGAATGATAAGGGATGTTACCGGTCTTAACGAAGCTAGAGACGGGTCAACCCCAGACAAAGACTCTCTTGTTGGTGTTCAGAAATTAGCTGCAGCAAACTCAAATACAGCTACCAGACACATCGTACACTCTGTAATGTATTTAGCGCTTAAAGCAGCAGAGGCTTCTTGCCTTAGAGTTTCAGACGTATTAGAGTTTGGTAATACAACAGCATCTTTTATATCCAGCATAGGAAAGGTTAACGTAAGCACGTTGTCAGAAATAAAAGATCTTTATCTTCATGATTTTGGTATATTTTTGGAGGTTTCTCCTGATGAAGAAGAAAGGCAGTTTCTTGAAAATAACATACAAATAGCTTTGCAAAGGGACCAAATAGGCCTCGACGACGTCATAGATATCAGGAATGTAAAAAACATATCACTGGCTAATCAGCTCTTGAAGCTTAGGAAGACTAAGAAAATGGAGCGAGATCAAGCTATACAACAACAGAATATACAGGCTCAAACGCAATCAAATATACAGTCAGCTCAAGCAGCAGCCGAAGCTGATATGCAGAAGAAGCAGGCTTTAACTCAAATGGAATCTCAATTACAACAGGTTAAAGCAAATCTTGAGATGCAAAAACTAGAACGGGAAGCTCAACTAAAGGTTCAGTTAATGGAGCGTGAGTTTCAGTTCAACATGCAGCTTAAACAAGCTGAATTACAAGTGATAAACGAAAGAGATAGGTACAAGGAAGATAGAAAAGATAAGAGAACTAAAATACAAGCTTCTCAACAATCCGAGTTAATAGATCAGAGAAAGAATAGCGGAGCTCCAAAGAATTTTGAATCTGCTGGATTTGATGGATTAGGAGGATTTGGATTGGAGCAATTTGAACCTAGATAAAATCATATAATATTATGTCTGAAATACAAGAACAACTACAGAAAGAACAAGAAGGATCTATTCAAGAAAGAGAAACTAAGGTGCTTGAAAAAGCAGGAGTCAAAATAGATGACAATACTTATAAGTTAGACTTAAAAAATGCCGTTCAAAAACAAAGCCCAGATGAAAGCGTGCTACGCGAAGAAGAGCCCAAAGTGGAATTGCAAAAAATGGTCGGCAAAGACAACGAACAACTTGAAGAAGGTAAAGAAGAAGCAATAGAACTTATAAACGAAGAAGAAGATGAGCTGTATAGCAAAAAAAGTAAAGAAAATGAAGAGCAGCCAGTTCAAAATGAAACAAGGCAGCAAGAAACCCAAGCAGAAGTACGGGAAATAAACCTTCCAGAAAATATACAGAGCTTAGTGCAGTTTATGAATGAAACTGGAGGTAGTCTAGAAGATTACATTCGACTAAGCGCTGATTATTCCAAAGTAGATGATTTGGCTCTATTAAGGGAGTATTACAAACAAACAAAACCGCATCTAGATAGAGACGAAATAGATTTTTTAATAGAAGATCAATTTGCTTTTGATGAAGATTTAGATAGCGATAAAGATATAAAAAGAAAGAAGCTTGCTTATAAGCAGGAGTTAAATGGAGCAAGGGAGTTTCTTTCAGGATTAAAAGATAGATATTATCAAGAAGTCAAGTCAAGGCCAAGCTTAAGTCAAGAGGCTAAAAACGCTATTGACTTCTTTAATAAATACAAAGAACAGCAGGATGAGCTAACTGCTATTCAGAAGCAACAATCTGAACGTTTTACAAAGATGACTAATGAAGTTTTTCACGATGAATTCAAAGGTTTTGATTTCAAAGTCGGGGATAATAGATATAGGTTCAAAGTAAATGATGTTCAGCAAGCTAAAAATTCGCAGCTTGATCTTGTTAAAGCGTTCGGGACGTTCCTTAACGAAGACAACAGTATAAAAGATGCGTATGGTTATCATAAAGCTGTATTTGTTGCTAGAAATGCAGATT